ATCAACACTGGAGCTTATATTTTGTGGGGTATAGGCCCATGACCGCCGTTACACTTGCCACGATCCGCCACAACGTCGACGGCAGCATTGTCGAAGGAACGATTACGGTTGACCCGGACCTTGCGGTATTCATTCCCCGGCCAAAGCCAGTAGAGATTACAGCTTTTGCCTTCTACGACCGCTTCACCGACGCCGAAAAGCTCGCCGTCCAAACCGCAGCGAATGCCGACCCACAAATTGCTCTTGGGCTGACACATGGTCTTGCGAAAGGGTCGGTTACGTTGACGGGCGCCACTCTAAAGGCGTGGATGGATGGGTTGGTTAACGCCGGTGCTATCACCGTTGATCGTCAAATTGCTATTCTGACGCCGTAGACATGTCCGCATCAGCGTACAAAACCCGCGAGGATATTGCTAACCGAGCGCTCCAGCATTGCCGGATGCAGCGCATCGTAAGCCTTATCCCCCCGGACAGTTCGGCCAATGCGCAGGAAACCGCCTTCGTGTACGATAAAGCACGCGAGGCGGAACTGCGGAACAACGTGTGGCGCTTCGCCATACGCCGCTGCATCCTGCGCGCTGTCGACTATTCCACGCTGTTGTGGACACCCCCAACCTATAGTGCGTCCACCACCTATTCCCTGGGTTCAGTTGTCGTTGACAGTAACGGCGACTGGTGGCAGAGCAAGGTGGCCTCGAATACGGGCAACACCCCTGCTGTGGGGGCCTCCTGGGCGCACTACTACGGCCCTGATACGTGTGAGTCCTTCGTGGCTCTGGCGTCGTCTGATGGCCCTCCTGCGGCTCCCACGCTAAGCACAACGGCCGGCGGATCTCTCGGGGCTCGCACCGAGTACGTCAAGGTGACCTACGTTGGCGCAGACGGCGAGACTGTGGCCTCGGCTGAAAGCAGCCAAGCGGTAACGGCTAGCCACCTTCTCAAAGTGACGAGCCCGGTAGCCTCAACCGGCATGACCGGGTACAACGTCTACGCGAGCGATAGCACGGGCACCGAGACGCTCCAGAATGCTTCCCCGACGACGATCGGGACTGACTGGACCGAACCTACCAGTGGCCTGATCTTCGGCGCCGGTATCCCCCCGAGCACGACCCCAACTTATTACGCCGGGGAGTTGACGAGCCTCAATACGGTGGTGTACCTTTCGCTGGTGAGCAACAACACCGATACGCCCCCAACGACAAACTGGCTTGCGGTTAATGGTACGACCGCCCGGCTCCAGGTTCTCTACCCGGTGGGTACTGGCCCTCGTCGCGAGTTGACTACGGCCAATTATTTCCGGTTGCCTCATGGGTTCCTGCGGCGTGCGCCAGAGGAACCGAAGGCGGGGATCAATCCCTTCCTGGGCGCCCCGCGGGGGCCGATCGCCGACGACTGGCTCCTGGAGAATGACTACCTGGTGTCTGTTGACACCGGCCCCATTATGCTGCGCTACGTCGGCGACGTGGTGGATGTGCCTGACATGGACGCCATGTTTTGTGAAATGCTCGCAGCGCGCATTGCCGAGGAGGTGGCCCCCATCTTGGTTAGCGAGGCGAAACTCTTGCCGACGATCCTCGGTAACGTCCAGCGTCACTACCGCGACGAGCGGTGGAAGGCGGTGACGGTCAACGGTATCGAGACGGGTTCTGAAGACCCGCCCGAAGACGACTACGTGACGTGCCGGTATTAGCATGGCGTTCGAGAACCCCATAGACGTTGCGAACCGCGCGCTCCAGATCATCGGAGTGCCGCGGATCTCTAACTTCACCGCGTCTAAAGCGGGTCTGGAGACAGCGTTCTCGTTGAACTTGGTTCGCCAGGCTGAGTTACGGCGTTCGGTGTGGACGTTTGCTACACGGCGCGCGGTGCTACGGCCTGTTGTTTCGACTAGTGTGGCTCTCTCGTTCGCGGCCTATGCCTCGGGTACTACCTACGCGGCCGGCGATATTGTGGCCGACAGCACGGGCTATCTGTGGATCTCGATTGTTAGTTCAAACGCTGGAAACACTCCTGGCGCTACTAGCAGTGGTGCCTTTTGGATGCCCTATTTCGGCCCGACGATCGGCCAAGCCTGGGACGCGACGGTAGCGTACTTCCCTGGCGACATGGTGAAGGTATCCTCGACGATCTACATTGCCGTGGCCACGAGCACCAATCATACCCCGCCGAATACGACCTACTGGCACGCGGTTGCCGGTGCCTCGGGAGCCGCTACGGTGCAGCTATCTCCACTCGGGGTCAACGGCCCAGCGGGTGCTACGACCCGCATCATCTACAAACTGCCGGCGAACTACATCCGTATGGCCCCCCAAGACCCCAAGGCCGCGGCGGTAACCCGTCCTGGGCTGACCGCGGGGATGCACTACAACGATTGGGAAATCGAGGCGGGCTACTTATTTACTGCACAGGCATCGCCCATCATCCTGCGCTTCGTGGCCGACGTTATCGACATGACCTTGATGGATGGCGTCTTCTGTGAAGCGTGGGCCGGGCAACTGGCCAAAGCCGTGTGTGTCCCGCTGACGCAGAGCATTGGTAAGATGCAGCTTGCGGACGCACATTACAACAGTTCGTTGGCGATGGCGAAAGCCATGAACGCGGTCGAGGGTGGAAGCTCGGAGCCTGAAGCTCCAGAGGGGGTAGCACAGTCCGGCATTCCTGCCGGCCGGGGTCAGTAGCCCATGCCAGCCTCAAACTACCATCAATCCGATTTCCGCGGCGGTGAATGGTCGGGGCTCTCTCAGGGTCGAAGTGACGATCCACGCTATAAGACGGCGCTAAACGTCGTCCTCAATATGATCCCGCTGGAGGAAGGCGCTCTTACCCGGCGCTCAGGAACCGAGTGGCTCGGGCCGACTTATGGTCGAACCACGGCCAAGCTCCTACCTTTCCAGTCATCGGCGGCGCTCCCGTATGCGATGGAGTTCACCAACACTAATCTCCAGTTCTACGGTAACACCGGATACATTTGCACACTCGATCAACAGGTCATTGTCAACAGTAGCTCGACCGCCGGCACCCTCACGCTTGACACTACCACGAACCACGGGTGGAGTGTCGGGGACACTTTCATCATCAAGTTCCCCTCGTCGATTGCGGCGACGGTGAGCGGCCCTTACATGAACCGAGTGTTCCAGGCTACGTCGGCGGCACTCGATGACCTCGATCTCGTGGACGATATGGGCAACCCCCTGCCGACCGACGTAGGCACAGGCGACGCGCTAGCCGGCGCCACGATCTACCGTATCAAACGGTTCACCACAACCTACGCCACCGCGGATCTACCGAACTTGCGGGCAGTGCAGGCGAACAGCAATAGCGTTATCCTGTCGGCTTCCGTGAAGCCCTACGTGGTCACGATCACGACCCCGGCTACCTCGACCGTGGACCCGGTGTTTTCTTACGCCGCCGCGACATTTGTCGACGGGCCATACCTCGACCAGCAGGGCACCTTTGAAACCCCGGAAACGGGCTCGGTCAGCGCGTATACCGGGTCAATCACCTTTACGCCAGCGTCATCTACCTTCGTGGCCGCGGATGTTGGCCGTTGTATCCGGCTGTTTTCTCAGCCGCCGGCTTGGAATAGCGGTACCACCTATGCCTATGGGCAGACGGTAACTTACCAAGGGGCCTACTGGACTTCTATTGCCGCGGGTTCTTACTCGACGTTGAACGTCGGTGTAACGCCTGGCACGACGGCGACGAGTGGTACAGTCCAGGTTCTCGTGTGGGCTCCTGCCCCTAACGAGGGCCAATGGGCTTGGGGTACGATTACGGCCCAGGCCGGGGCCTCTTGCACGGTTTCCCTAACGACCAATCTCAACTCGAATAATGGCGCAACCATTTCGGTATGGCGGCTTGGGGTTTACAAGTCCGGGCAATACCCGACGTGCGGCATATATTACGAAGGCCGGCTTGGGCTGGGTGGTGCGGTGCCCAACCGTTTCGACTTCAGTTCCTCGAACTCCATCCTCACGTTCTCGCCGACTGACATCTATGGTACCGTGCTCGATAGCAGTGGGATCTCGGAGACGCTCAACAGCGACGATCTTGAAACCATCCTCGGGTTTGATGCGGACCATGACGGGCTTATTATCCGCACGATCAGCGGCGAATGGTTGCTCGCGGCCTCCAACCTCAACGATCCGTTGACCCCGACGAGCATCCAGGTTCATAAAGTTACTC